CCGAGTCTGCCCAAATTTCCAACACGCGACGCACTGGGCCCTGGACGCCCTTGTCCGCGAGCAGGTCGCGAACGGTCGGTTTCGTCGCATCTGGTACGGTGTGATCGTTTTCATGGAGCCACCCTTTTAGTTTTGCGTACTGCGTGACGCTGGTCACAGCGCCCTCGGTCAGTTCGCGGATCATGGTGTTGGCTCGTGTACGTCCCACCTTCACGATCTTCTGCGCGCCCGTCACTAGCTCGACATCGATCAGTACTCCCCTGTCGTTCATCTTCTGGTCGAGCAGGTACACCTCACGCTCATGTGGAATGAGCCGGCGCGTGCGGTGGTACATGGCGCGCTCTGCGATCACGTCCTGCCTGCAGTACTCGTACAGACGCTGCATGTGATCGTCGTCGTCCCACCAGACCACCTCGCCTCCCTTGGTGGAGCGAGGCTTGCACATCTTTAGGACCAGTTTCCGGCCATCCATGTCCTTCTGCTTATCGAACGGTAGGTTCACGGCCTTCGTGGCCTGGCCCAGTGCGGCGGGCAGGGCCATCGCGAGCGCGTCGCACATCGTGCAGAAAAATTGTTCACGCGTCGGCTTGGGCCAGTCGTACCGTTGGCAGAGAATCAGCCACCAGAGCACGCGCTCGAAGTTCGCGTTCCAGGCGCGTATGTCACCGCCCTCTTCGATGTGCTGGGTGATCCGTGCAGGTACGGGTGCGCCAGGCACCCATAGCTGCACGTCGTCCTCGTCGTCGAACGAGTACGCCGCACACATGAGGTCCGTGCTCGGGTCTTCTGCGTAGCGATAGACGCCGACCATTCTGAGATCGATCTCCGATCGGGTCTCGAAATCTATGTTGAGTCGTTCCATGATCGCTCCAGGAGTTAAGGGTGGCGGGCGACGAGACTTACAGGGGGAACCCCACGAACACCCACGCTCTGCCGCCCGCCCACGTAATACTATCCTACGCGCGGTTTCCGACCCTCCCTAGAACAGATCCTTGAGGTCAGGTTTCTTCTTCGCGGCCTTCTTCTTCGCGGCCTTCTTCTTGGGCTTCTCTTCAGGCTCGTCGCCCTCGGCCGCAGCCACGTCCGATGGATCGGACTGCGTCTCGTCCCCGGTCTCTTCGGTAAGGTCCTGCAGGTCCGCTGCCGCTTCCTCGTCCGCTTCGAACTCTTCGTCGGCCGGGATGCCGCCAGCGAGACGATCGCCCTCTCCAACTTTCTGCATGTTCTGCAGCCAGAAGCTCACGCCCTTGTTACCGTACTGATCGTAGGCCCAGGCGTTGACCGTCGTAAGCACATGGGCGCCCGGATACATCTCGTACGGTGAGCCCATCGTCTCGGCCATCTCTTCAGTGATCCGCATCGCTCTGCCGGTCTCCGGATCGGGGACCTGGGACACGACGCCCGGCGGCTGCTTGGACTTCACGTTGATGTAGACGGAGCCCTCGGGGTATCCCTTCTTCTCTCCGTCGGTCCTGAACGTCGAGTGCTTCGCCGCCTGAAGGATCGGTACGGCCTCGTCACCCCAACGTTCGACGGCCGCGTCGTACGCTGCTTCCTTCAGGGCCGTGAACGCGTCGGTCTGTTGCGCCTCTTTCGTGAAGATCAGGGACGCACTGTAATACGCTGTGTCGCCTTCCTTGAACGCCTCGGGCTTGTAGAGCCGAGGAAACGAGAGGATGGCGCGGGGAGTCCTAACTTTGTCCGACATGTTTGTGCTCCTAGTTGGTGCCGTCGCCTTGTGGCAACGCGGTGAACTCGTCTTCTGCTGTGGTGCCAGTTACTGCTGGACGAGCGTCTGCTGTCGGCGCAAGCGTGTTGCCCGACGAAATTTTTTCGACCAGGTGACCGATCATTTCGGCCGCCTGCTTTTTCTTGCCACGTGGTAGCTTCTCTTTGATGTCTTTCTCGATCTGCGCGGGGCTCTTCACTACTGAGCGGAGTGGGTCGTACCCTGACGCCTCCACCCATTCGACCGCCGCTTCCTCATCTATCCACTTCCTGGTCGCTCGCTTCGGCACCAGCTTGTAGCCCGGTACCTCGACGCCGGCCTCCAACAGACCCAGTACGTGCGCGCTCACGGCGCGCAGCCAATCTTCGATGATGCTGCCCTTGTCCAGGACGGTGGCCAACTGCTGCTCGGTCATTACCTCCGGTGCCGGGGGCATGGTCGCCGGCAGTGTCGAGAACTCTGCCTGCGCGACCGAGGTCGCATGATCTTCCTGTGCGGGACAGACCGGGAGCGCCAGACAGAACTGGCACCAAGAGCCCACAACTAACGGAGCGTCTGGCGCCCCGGTCTTGACCGCTCGATCGAACAACTTGTGCTTGAAGGCCACCAGTGCCTCGTAGTCGAAATCAAATGACCGGACAATTCCACCCGCATGGAACGCCCGAGGCTGAACGATCGTTACTGTGAACGTTTCTGGTTTGGCCTTCAGCAAGTCACGGAGACCGACCACCGCACCCAAGCAGTAGTACATGAGTTGCGCGTTCTCGGTCGGGTCGACAACAACGCCTCGTCCATGCTTGTAATCTATTACTTCAATGTGAACGCCACCCTTGTAGACCAGGACGGTGTCCGCTGTACCGAACATCGGACCCGGAGGTGACAGTGGTGCCAGGTCGAACGTCTGCTCAATGAACAGCCGCGCGGCCCGTAATTTCTTTTGGCGTTCGCGTACATGATCGACGTAGACCTGCACGGCCTCGCACATCTCTAGTGTGACCTGCTCTCCACCGATAATGGTGTCGACCCAGGTGTCGGCCGGCAGCTTCTTGCGGAGGGCGCGTGCCCCCAGGTCATGCGCGGCCGAGCCTTCCTGCGCGTACGGGCTACTGGTCTCGGGAATGCCACGGCACATCCGGACCGAGCCCGCACAGTTCATCCAGCGTTCCGCTTTGCTCGCGCCCAGTTCGGAGTGCGCGGTCGGGAGCTTCTTCATCACAGCCTCCATCTCTTGAACATGTTCACCAGGGCTTCGATCGCTGCCACGTAGAGCAGTAATATGATCGGCGTCGCCGCCAGTATGACCAGGACCTCTATGTTCGTCATGTTTCACTCTTCTCTTTTCGCGCTACGATTTCCACCGTCATTATGCAATAGTCGGCCCTTTACTTCGTCCACAAAGTGGTGAGAGTGAACGTACACGGTCACGTTCTCTCCACGGTTGACCGCTGCCGCCGCTTTGTCAATCATGCGCTGTGTGCGCCCCGATCTTCGTTCGCTCATAGTTCAAGCTCCAGTTGCATGGCTGTCTTCTGCGCGATCACTCCCATGATCGATTCGTCGAGTGTGTCCGGCACGCAAAAAATTCTTGCGCGACAGGGCGACGCTTGGCCGATCCGGTGAATGCGCTTGATGGCCTGCGCGTTGTCGCCCGGTGACCAGGACGGCTCCACGAGCACCATCTCGTGCGCTGACTGCAGGTTGATGGCGATGCCGGCCGCTTGTGACTGGCCGAGGAACACGGCCGCCTTCCCGTTCTCGAACGCCGTCACGGCGATGCCTCGCTGGGTGGCCGGTGTGTCGCCAGTGAACCCGACGACGCCGATGTCGGCGGCGCTGAACATCTGCTGCAGCCGCTCGATCACGTCCAGGTGATGAGCGAGCACGACGATCTGCTTGTACTGCTGGTCCTGTAGCTCGCCGATGATGCGCTCACCGATCGGTGTCGCTTTGTACTCGCCGAGCAGCCGACGCAGTCGGGCCACGTGCGGATCTTCACTGAGGTGCTCGTCGACGTACGCGGCACCGAACTCGCTGGCGCCCATCTCTTCGAGGATCGTCGCGAACCCGTCGTCACGGTCCAGGTAGTCGACACAGATGCGGAGGGGCGGCAGGTCCAGGCCGGCCTCCTGCCAGGTCCGGCGCAGCATCGCTTCCTTCAGGAACGGCTTCAGTACGTGCGCGTTGTTGACCGCGTACGCGCGGGGCCCGAACTGGGTCTCGGTGTACTTGCAGAAGTGCTGGTACCACTGCCACCCGTCATGGATGCCCAGGGACGCCGGGAACTCAGGCCACAGATGCTTGACGGGATTCCAAAGCTCACTGGGGTCATTGGGCATCGGAGTGCCGGACAGGAGCCACACGTGCTCCGCACTTCGTGCGACCTTCAGCGCGGCCTTCGATCGCTTCGCGCTCGGCGTCTTTATGTAGTGCGCCTCGTCCATTATCACGAGGTCCCAGTCCGCGCCCATCACGTCATCAATGCGCCGGACCAGACTACTATATGATATGACTGCCGGAATGGGCGTCGATTCGTCCGCCCACTTTTTCCACTCGCGCCGCCAGACGAAGATCGCGGACGCCGGACAGATAACGAGAATGTGGTCGGCGCCCAGTTTGGAAGCGGCGCGGATGGCCTGGGCGGTCTTGCCCAGTCCCATCTCGTCCGCAAGGTAGGCGCGCTTCTTCGCTGTTAAGAACTCGACGCCCTCCCTTTGATAAGGATACAGGTAATTCATTTTAGCTGCCTCCGTGAGTGGGCTCGTCCAGTAGGTTGGTGAGTGACCACTCGGTACGCGCGTAGCGATGCCTGTCATCCAGTTCCCATCCAGCGATAAGGATGAGCGCACCGGACAGTCTTAGCCGTCCTACGATCGTACGCATAGGTAGAGCCCACTGTCCTTTGCCTGTGGTCCCCTCTCGAATTTTCTTGAGCCGAGCAAGCATGTTCCCTTTGCTCGTGACCTGGACGTACACCATCTGTCCTGCGCTACCGACATAGACACGATCGATGAACCCGAACAGGTCTCGCTTGCTCGGCGATCGTCCCCGGCCTCCCTGCTGGCACTCGACCTTCTCGGCGTGGTAGCCAAGAGCGCGCCAGTACTCGTCCTCTTTCTGCGTTAAGCTCACCAGAAGTACCTCCCTTTGCGCCACTCGTTCCGGCGCCAGACGCGGGTCGTTTTGTTCTCGTTCGGCCACACGACGTGCCGTCGAGCGATTATGTTCTGTAGCTCTTTCAGTCTTACGAGCGTGCCTGGGCCCGAGGTCGCAGTGAACGAGCCGCCCATCTGTTGAGCAGCGAGCCCAGCGCCAAAGGGACCGGCGTTGAGCAGCGCATTAAACAGACCTTGCTGCTGTTGCTGCAGACCGTACTGCGCGTGCTGAAGACAGTAGGGACAGGCCATCACACGTCCCCCACGTCCTGGCAGTAACTGCACACCACCTCGTCGGGATCGACCGCCAGTTGGTCGACCACCACGCGAAGCTTGCCGACGCAGCCGCCCAATATGTGGACCGCCTCCATCCGCGACGTCTCCGAGCGAACGGGTCTCTGAAGCCACTGTCGAACGTTCTCGACCTGCTCCGTCACGAGACGAACGTCTTCACGTAACGTCATCGTCTTCCCTCAAGTAGTCTGCGAGCGCGTCGTCGAGCCGGATCATGGTATCGAGCATCGGTCGACGACGGCCCGAGAAGTATTTTTTCACGTTGCAGTAGTCCATCTGAGCCCAGCGCGCGAGCCCGTAGATCGATAGGCCGCGAAGCTGAAGCTCCGAGCGTACTCTATTCAGAAACTCGTCGGGCTTTCCGTAAAGCTCGTCGAGTGCTTTCGCTATGCTCACCTCTACCTCCCGTCAATTTCCCATGCAGCCGGCCCAGTGCCTTGGCCGCGATAAAGTCTTCCTTGCCCATCGCTCTGCTCCACGCGTCGTGTATGTACTGCGTGACGTGCGGAGCCTCGTGCCTGGTGAACTCGATTCGGACGATCATCGCCTTCTCAACCACCAATCAACGAGCCGCTCGATCGGTCTGAACCTAAGCTCGACCAGTACGCCCAGGACCGCAGAGAGCATGAACACTAGAATCGGTTGCCACCACATATCAGACCTCCGCTTCCTCGGACTCGCGACGATTCACGAGCACCGCTTCCTCGGTGAGGTTGATCTGCGCCTTGTTGATCCTGTTCTGCGCCACGAGAATCTCTTGGACATGAACGTACATCTCTTCGGCCCGGCCGATCGATCTCGCCATGATTTCAGCCATAGTGGCGAGCTTCTGTTCGATGACCACCATGCGTTCCTCGTTCGCGCCATGGCCGGCCCGTCTGTTGCCCCGCTCGAAGTACTTGCGGAGCAGCTTACCACCCATAACGGAGCCCGTTACGGTGCAGGCGATGTACGTGCCGCCGACCAGCACCGCGAACAGCACGCTGTTGGTCGTGTGTATCTGATTCAAAAATCCGAACGTGAAATAGAACGCGAGGAACCAGACGCCGTTGCTGAACACGGCAGCGACCGCATGGTACCAGTCGCTGCCAGAGTTGCGAGCCCGGCTGACCCAGGTGAACATCGCGTTCTGCGCGATGAGGATCAGTCCCCACCATAGCAGGCTGATCGTCATGGCCTGGGCCCTGCACGAAGGCTCGGTGGTCTCTCGACTCCGCCTCGGTCCAAGTAGTAGTACTTGTGCCAGTCAGGAACGATGTCGTCGAGCCTTTCATACATCGTGCTGTTGAACTTAGGACCGCCGTGAACGTAGTTGCCCGACATCCCGCCTGTTATCGCGGCCAGTTGCATCGCTTCCTTCTCGGTCAGTGTGATCGTGACCTCGATCCCTGTGCTGGTCGATTTGACCCTCATCGTTTCCTCCCGTGGTACTTGTCCACCTTCTCCTGATTGAGCACCATCGCACGGTTGCGTGCTCGGTGCGCTTTGCTGTCGGTCGTGTACTTGTTGGAACTGAACGCGGTCTGCGATGGCCGCATCCAGTCAGGGTACGCGAGCCGGCGTGGCTGTGAGTTCGCGTGGAAGTCGGACATCTTTGGCTTGCCGTGTCCGTTGGCCGCCGACGGCCGGTTCGTTAGGTGACGTGCTAGGTTGACACTCATAGGCCGATCCTTATCACGATGGGCGACAGTCGATTGTATCGCCAGTAAATGAATCCCATCACCGTCACCCCCACCCCGATGGCAGCCCAGTACTTCTTGTGCTGGATCAATGGCACTACCCAGGCCGCCTGGTACGTTACGAAGTCCTGCAGTGCCGCGCGCCAACTGTGGCCCGGCCACCTGAACTGATCGACGATCTCGTGAGCGATCGGAAACCAGATCGTGCCGATCAGGTACCGTGTGGTCGGGCTGTGATGGCCGGGAACGAGCCGCAATGCCTCCGAGACAGCGATCGATGTCACCGAGTGACCCAGGTCGTGCGTGAAGTTGCACACGAACGTCTCGCTGCCCCCAAGGCAGTAGTTCGGAGCTTTCTGGCCCTGTACCGCGACCGGGCATGCGACGAAGCACAGGACCAGGAGCAGGGCTCTAGTCATTATAGTCCATGAAGTCGTCGGGTGTGATCGCACCCTCAACTAGATCAAGCCAGGACCTGATGTGCTGCATTTGTCCGTACGCGATGTATAGCGACTCCGAACGGCCGTTGTTCATTACCTCGATCTCGATCATGCCGTCGCCGTCGCCGTCGAGTTCGATGTAGTACTTGGCTCTCTCGTCTCCGAGACCTGTGAAAATACGTCGTCGGGGAACGCTCATCGTACCCTCCTGCTTCCAAAGGTTTGACCACCGGGACCGAACTCGGACTGCTCACCGAACGATCCGCCCAGAGCGGACCGGTGCTGGCGCTGTGAGTCGCGTCGAAAAACGTGCAGCGATCCTTGTACGTCGAAGTCGCGCAGCGCTTTGTCGCAATCGACGCTGGTTTCCAGCGCGTAGTACAGGTCCTGTGTGCCGGCGTCGCCGCCGACCTTTCGGAGCGTCGCGAACAGCTTGTTCGCTTCGTCGGGGTTCATCTCCAGCACGACCCGCGCCGGCCGGACGATCGTTTTGACCTGCTTGGCCTTCTCTGCCTCGTGTCTTGCTCGTGCCATCGTCCTTGTTCTCCTATTAGAGAGTGAACTCGTGCAGTCCGGCCAGGCCGCCCTCGCGGTGCCAGACCAGTGCCGTGCCGCGTCGCTGGTGCTTGTAGCCTGACTCGTAGTGCCAGGCGTCTTCGGGCGTGAGCCCCGGCAGTGATCGTACGCGTGTTGCACGGCCCTCCCAGATCAGATCGTACGGCTCTCCAGTGTACAGCTTCTCCATGTTAATGTGGTTGTGCCCGACATGCACCTCGCGAATCTTGCCCTCGACCCAAAGCTCCGGTGGGCACTCGGTAGCGAACACACTGACCAGGTTATCGCGCTTGCGCTTGAACTCTTCGCCGTGCGTGAACATGAACAGGTTGCCACCATATAGGAAGTAGTCGCGAACACTGGCCGGGTTGCGGACGTTCAGGTTCTCGTCGTGCCTGAACCAGGCGTCGATCACCTCGCCGAACTTGTACATGGTGTGGCGATCGTGGTTGCCGGGTACGATCTGCACCGTGGTCGGCGCGACGTACAACGCGTCTTCGATGCACTCGACGATCAGCCGGCGCACCTTCGTGAACATGCGCGCCAGGCGCGTGTCGAAGTCCTGCATCGTGCCCTTGCTCGTTGCGCCTCCCCTCGATCCGCCTTTCGGATCGATGCCTGGCGCGTCCACATGAAACAGATCGTTGCCGACCAAGAACAGGATCTGCTCTATGTTATAGTGCGAGGCCATCGCGAGCAGTCGGCTGAACGCTCGCTTGTAGTCGGTGAGTCCGATCTCCATGTCGTAATCGTTGTCGACCTCTTTGGCCCAGGCCAGCATACCGAGATGCGGGTCCATGAGCGCGATCTCCAGCATCTGCGGGTTGTCGGGGTCCTTGAGTACCGGCGGCTTCATCAGGTACCCGACACGCTTCGCGGCCGGGCATCGCTTCTCGAAGTCGGCCATGGCGTCGTCCCAGATGCCCTGGATCACCTCCGGACTATCGAGCGCGCCTTTCGGTACGAGCGTGGCTCGGACCTGGTACAGGGTCACGACGCCCCTCTTCACGCTGTGCTGCTCCCAGGAATTGATCCTGAAGCTGGTGACGTCGTACGTGGCGCTGACGGGGACCTTGTCAGGGCACTGGTCGCCAGCGATCTCGATGGTCGCTCCCTCGAACTGGAACGGGCCCGCCTCCACGGGCGTGATCTCGATGGTCTTGACGCAGGCGCAGTCCGTGCCATGCACCCACTCGAACGGGATCTCGAAGAAATCGTACAGTTGAGCGAGGCTCGTGATCCGGTGCTCGCTGACGCCAGAGACCTCCGTGACGTCCGGCTCCCCGGCCAGCGATCGCTCTGGGTCGATGTCGAGCGGTATCTGCTGCACGTTCGTCATGTCCCTGCGGAGCCCGTACTGCTCGGCCTTGAGCTTGGCGCTGATCTTACTGGCCCGTGACGTGAGCTTGCGCCACTCCTTGCAGTCCACGCACCGACACGCGTGGTGAGTGTAGGCCGTCGAGCAGCGCCGGTCGTTGATGGCGCAGTGCATATCAGATCGGTCCCGTGTCATGTCGCCTCCTGTGTTATGTGGGGCGGGGTCCGTCACCTCCAACTTAGCACCGACCCCTGAAACAGCAAGCGACCGTATCTGTGGGGATGGGGCCTTGATGGGCATCAAAGTGAGACTTCATCTCACTTTGATGCCCTGTCCCCTAAGTTATACGGCCAGGACACAACCTCCGGGCGGGGTGAGCAGAAAGAGCAACCCGCTTCAGAAGTTGCTCGCCCTTTTAGCCCAAGCCCGGCGCGGATAAGAACGAGAAGAGCAAGAAGAGCAGTGTACTTATAGTGTATAGGTATATGTAATATATAGAGGGGAGTGAAAGCTGCTCGGGCAGTGAAGCGAAAGCGACAGGTAGTAGAATAGTTTCGGAACGGCTGCTCTTTCTGCTCGGAGCCTCTTAAGCTCTAGGGCCGCAGCGTGATAAGTGTGTTCACTTAGTTTGCTCCTTCTGCTCTTTTCTGCTCTTTTCTGCTCACCTGGTGATGAGCAGGAAGAACAAGAAGAGCAGGCTTTGCGGAAAGTATATTGAGCGCGAGCGTCGTTGTGTAAAGCGGGCTCGACCCCGATGTGGGGGTTGGGGGTGAGTGCGACCCTAGATACCAGCGCGGTGCGTGCTGTGCCTTATGTTGGAGTCAACGGAGGAAGTGAATCATGCCAGGACGTCCATTGCTGCGCGCGTTCTCAGAACAGATCGAGAGCGAGGGCGGCGACGATGTGATACTGAGCCGGATTGCCGATGGCGACTCTGTCGGCAAGATCATGGGCGACTACAATCTGTCCCGCAACATGTTCTATGACTGGGTGCATCAGTCCAGTGAGCGTGAGAAGATGTGGTCACGAGCCCGTCGGCTTGGTGCGGAAGCGAACGTTGAGCAGGGTCAAAAGCTGCTCGACGACCTCGGTAGTAAAGTGCTGCTCTCGAACGCCGAGGTATCGCTGGCGAACTCGCGAGCCAACTGGAGGAAGTGGTTGGCTTCGAAGCGTGACCCTGACACCTACGGCGACGATAAGACGGCGGCCGTCGCTCTCAACCTGAACGTCGGCGAGCTACACCTCCAGGCATTGATCGGTGGTGGGTTGGCCGAACCAAGTCTCGAAGTGGCAGGCGAAGTGATAGACGCCGAAGTGTTGGCGATCGAAGAAGAGTCCGGGGTCGTCCCGGCCGAGGACGAGTTCGAAGCGGACCCGATCCTAGTGGACCTCTTATAGGAGCAGTGACATGGTTGAGTATGAGATAGCGACCGCAGGGTTCCAGCAGACACTGGCTGCGGTGGTGGCGTTGGGGCTCGCAGGTATCTGCGCTCACCAGGCAGTGAACGGTAGGTCAACATGGTATCGGATCGCGATGGGTGTGTGCGTTGTAGCGGCACTCACTGCGTTCGGTGCCATCTTCGTGCTTGGGTCACCCGCATGAGGACCTGGGTGACGAAGGTCGTGGTTGTGCTTGGCATCGCTGCGATGGCGTGGGTAGTGACGTCGTGTGAGCCGATCCCAACTGAGAGCCGACACATCTTCGTGCTGTGCTTGGCGGACGGCACGGTCAGTGACACCGGCTCGGTTGCGTGCTCGGACAGCTTGAGTATTGGTGGGCTGCCGGCCGATACCGTGCCATCGGACAGCATACCTTAAGCGGCAGGCCATCGGTAGGGTGTGAGCTTGGTGTGGGCTAAGTGAAGCCACCCAGGTTCGGAGCCAGGGTGATCTCGGTGTTATCCCGAGTGCTGAGTTCACGCCCGGCCTGCCAGGTTTGATGAGCCGGTGGCGGTCATCGATGTTGCGACTGCGCGCAGGCGCGAGATGGGCTGAAAGCTAAGTCGTTGCAGTGTAAGGACTTAGTCAGGCGATGGCACATAATGGCTATTATGTAACCCAGGGGGCTAAGTGCTTACAAGCCAACGACTTAACGGAAACGCAGGCGGACGCTGGGGGTGGGGGAGGGGGCTAAGTCCCTGGGGCGCAACGACTTAGGCCCCCCTCCCTTGGGGCCCCACCTGGGGGCCGCGCCGCGCGCCACCAGGCAAACACGAAACGAAAATTTTCCAGATTCTGGAAAGAGGAATAGCGATGCCGCACGGACCTGACTCCAGAGGCAAGCCGGCCTACCAGGTGATTAAGGACAAGGACGGGCACATCCGAATGGCCGGCCCGCGTGCTGGGGCCTCTCATACAGAGGTCTTCGATTTTTGGCCAACGCGCGGACTCGCGTACTGTCTATGTGTGAAGTGCGACGCGGTCTGGCGCGAGGGGGCCACGGAGGTACCGCCATGTCAGACCTGACATGCACTCACCCTGAAGAGGCACGGCACCTGTCGCCCGTGGACGACGTCGTGGCCTGTCTGCTGTGCGGGGCCTGGCGCCCATTGTACGACGTGATAAACGAGCCCGGTGGTCCGTGGCGCCGACCGAACGGGCATCGCACCGACGTGATTTTTGAAAAGAAGTCCGATCAACTGAACGTGGAGAACTGACATGCCCTTGTTTCCAGCACAGCCGCACTCGACCACGATGCCCGCGTTCGAGGGCGCGGCCGTCTCGCCCAGTGACACGGAAGATCTCACGACGAACTCGCGAGGCATCTACGTGGGCGTCTCGGGCGATCTGAAGGTCACGCTCGTGACGGGCACGACCCTGACGTTTGTCGGGATCGCGGCCGGCATCGTTCACCCGCTCCAGGTCAAGAAAGTTTTTGACACGCTCACGACCGCGACCAACATCCTCGCGCTATGGTGATGACATGAGAACGTTCCAGGAGTGGAGGAAGGCGCGCGTCCGATTGATTCAATGGGGTGGCACTCCAAACTATCCATACTACGTCCGGTTCACACCGAACTTCGGAATTTCGATTCCGTGGTTCAGAGGCAGGCGGATTCGGTTCGCCTGGCATCACGGCCTGCAGCTTGTGCGGTGGGTCAATGTCCGATGGTACGTCGAGAAGCAGGTATGGGGGAAGTCGACGGTCAAGGGCGAACAGTTCCTATCATAGGAGAACATCATGGCTCAGTACTCAGTCCCAGACGCTGACCTCGTTGACGGCAACTGGGTCGACCAGGGCTCTTCCAACGCTGACCTGTACGCGGACATCGCGCCAGGCACACCGGGCAGTATTGGGGCCGGTGACGACGCGACCTACGCGGTGTCGCCCAGTGCTCCGTCGGACGAGGCCTGCGGGTTTGGTCTCTCCAACATCGAGGACCCGGTAAGTTCGAGCGGGCACATCATGCGATGGCGCCGGCAGAAAAACGCGGCTGGTGGCGCGACGATCAACCTCACCATGCAGCTTCGTGAGGGCTACGTGGACGAGGGCACGCAGGGCACGCTCATCAACGCGTACGCCGACAACGACATTCCAGACGCGTATGCGACTCAGACCGACACGCTGACGGGCGGCGAGGCCGACTCGATCACGGACTATACGGATCTGCAGTTGCGTATGTCCGCCGATCAGGCCTAAGAACCATGGGCTGGACCAACGAGCCCAAAGACCGGACCCACGGACCCTACAACCTCAAGGTCGTCGCCAACGTCATTCATCCGACGATGACGACGGCCGAGGTCTGGGCCTGGGTCGAGGACGTCGTGCTGGTGACAGGTGCGGCCGATGTCCGTTCGAAGTTCGCCAGCGACTACTTCGTGCAGAGCATCTTTGTCGGCACCGATCCGCGTGTGCGTGAGCGTCCGGACTTTGGTGGCTGGCAAATCTATCCTAAGATGTACGCGTTGGCGGATCTCAAGCAGAACCGCGACGAGCAAGAAGCGATCCTGGAAGTCTACAACGCATGGCGGGACGGCTTTGAGACGTTGTTGCTTAGGGACGGCTTCACGGTCCTCGAACTGTCGAACAAACCGGTGCTGGTCTGATGGCAGAGGTCTCCTATGCAGTCTCGTATCTCACGGCCGACGACACTAACTCCACCAACGTATATGCAGACGCGGACGTTCTTGCCGGGTCCGGGCTAACTAACGGAGAAGTCTATCTACTTCTAGTTCGGGCCACGTTCAGGAACGAGAACGGCGGCGCGTCCACGGCCGTGAAGTGCGTCCATGGCTCGACCGACTTCGTGGACTCCGAGCACATCATGGAGGGCTATGGTGGTGTTTGGAGCCAGTACAACTATTGGGACGTTTTCACACAGGCCAGCACGGAAGACATCAAGGTCCAGTTCAAGTCGATGACCGACACGGTCGACGCGGACATCGACGAAATCATCATACTCGCGATCAGTCTGACCGACGCGGGCTTCGAAGCGGACACCGACTACCACTTCGCGGAGCGCGCCACTGACGACACTATAGATGACGACGACTTTGACCTGAACATTGACGGTGCGAGCATCACGTTCACTCCGTCCGATACGGGCCAGGAATGGCTGATACTTTCGCTCTCGCAACTGGACAGTGCCGACTCCAACCGGCAGCACGAGTCCCGGATCAACATAGACGACAGCGACACTGACACCTGGAAGGGCCAGGAAGCAGAGGACACGACCCAGGACAAGATGGTGCTGGTCAATATCCGCCCCATGCCTGCTGGGGCCCTTGACGACAGCGAGCACACCATCCTCGAACAGAGCCGCCTAGATGGCAGTGGCTCGACCACTCGCTACCACAGTAAGATCCTGGCGATCCAACTGGACGCGCACTTCGTTGACGTGTCGCAGCTATGGACGGCCGGGTCGGTCGGTATATCGAACACCTGGACCTGGCCAGGCACGAACGTAGCGACCCTGGAGTTCACGCCTACGGGCGCGGGCAACATCGCCGTCCTGGGCGGGTCGGCCTACAACAGTGGCGCGTCCGACGACGTCGGGCACCGTATGCAGATCGAGGAATCCGATCTGAACGGTTGGGATCTCTCCACTGCGGCGTACCGCAACCGTCGATGGGACAGCACTGACAGGGTGCTGTACGGCTGGGCCAGTGTCGAGGACGTGGCGGCCAGTGCTCAGACGCTCGATGTCGACGTAATGAACGAGGACGACACCAACGGGACCTGCACTCAGAGGTACATCGTCGCGTTCTCGTTGGAGTTGATTGATGAGGGCGGGGACGATCGTGCTGCGGAGGTCAGTGCGTTCGAGCTTGAGGCACCGGACGCGCCTCGTGCCGCCGAGGTGTCGGCGTTTGAGTTCGAGACGGCCGACGCGCCACGTGCCGCAGAGGTCAGTGCATTCGAGCTTGAGGTACCGACCGCGCCGCGTGCCGCAGAGGTATCGGCGTTCGAGATGGAGGTACCGACCGCGCCACGTGCCGCAGAGGTATCGGCGTTCGAGCTTGAGGCGCCGGACATTGGGAGAGCGGCCGAGGTCAGCGCGTTTGAGCTTGAGACGCCGGACGCCGATCGCGCTGCCGAGGTCAGTGCATTTGAACTTGAGACGCCGGACGCTGCACGGGCCGCCGAGGTGTCGGCGTTCGAGTTCGAGGTGGCCGACGCGCCTCGTGCTGCGGAAGTGTCGGCATTTGAGTTGGAGGTGCCGACAGCGCCCAGGGCGGCAGAGGTATCGGCGTTCGAGCTTCAGAGCCCGGACGCGCCCCGCGCAGCCGAGGTCAGCGCGTTCGAACTGGAGGCACCGATCGCGCCACGTGCCGCAGAGGTGTCGGCGTTCGAGCTTGAGGCGCCTGACGCCGATCGCGCCGCAGAGGTGTCGGCGTTCGAGCTTGAGACACCCAACGCCGATCGTGCCGCAGAGGTCAGTGCGTTCGAGTTCGAGACGGCGCCAGCGCCGCGTGCAGCGGAGGTTAGCGCGTTTGAGCTTGTTGCACCGGAGACCGATGCCGGCGACGTGCTGGAGTCGTATATCACGATCAATATCGGAGTTCAGATATGACGCAGATCCCGACCACCGAGAGCATCAATAATGTGTTCGCTGAATTTGTTGCGAGGTATGGACCACCGGCCGGCGAGTTGGGACCGGAGCGCATGGTGCGCGAGGTCTTCAAAGAAGAGCCCGACGAGTGGCAGATCCACGGACTGCTCCGACCGTACGGTCGGGGAGAGCGAAGGATCAGCGTTCGGTCCGCGCACGGGCCGGGCAAGACCTGTGGAGCCGACTGGTGCATTTGGCATCAGCTACTGACACGCTATCCGCAGAAAGTGATCGCAACGGCGCCGACGGGAGGCCAGCTAGACGATGCACTGGTGGCCGAACTGGTCAAATGGGCTGGGCGCCTTCCGCCGCCGTTGCGTGATCTGTACGAGATCAAAGCACGTGAGATAGTACTGAAGTCCCGACCGAAAGAATCGTTTTTCAAGGCGCGAACGTCACGCGCAGAAACACCGGAAGCGTTGCAGGGCGTTCACTGCGATCCGGGCTGGGTGCTGTTGGTCGTGGACGAGGCGTCGGGCGTCGCCGAGCAAGTGTTCGAGTCGGCGGTCGGTTCCATGTCTCAGGAAAACGCGCAGACACTGTTGCTGTCCAACCCGGTAAGAACGTCAGGCACGTTTTTCGATTCGCATCACAAGATGTCGTCGTACTGGCACACGACGCACGTCGGGTACTTACCGAACGCCGACGAACGGCCGGAGGGCTCGTATCACTCGAACAGGATCTCAGATGACTACGCCAATGACGTTGCAATCCGGTACGG